AGGAATCCTTTCTCTCCGGTTTGAGGGTTGGTGACTGGGGTTCCGAAGAATCGGTCCGCGGAGACTTTCTGCGGTAACCCTGGTTTAGCAGTTCTGACAACACCTTTAACCTGTCTTGCTTTTCCAGTTTGTTCAGTAGTAGTAGTTGTTGCGAATTCATAGTTAAGTAAATTATCAATTTGAGATGATACCAAATCAACAATGATTTTCTTTTCATCTTTGTTTAAACCTAATGATGGAGAATTAAAGTTCCCATCTCCAACCGCATCGATCATCTTTGAGGCGACATCCTCAATTTCAGCCACATCAATCTCCTCTGCATTCCTCATTCTCTCTGCCAATGGATTCATAATAGGCTCAATTCTCTGTTCGACAAGATTTAGCACATAGTCATCCTCCACGCCCAAAAACGGTACATACTCACCATCTGAACCCAAAACGGGGGAATAATCACCTTCTATATCAGACGCTGGTGCTTTCACTTCAGCCTGAGGATTATACACTGGCGGCTCAATGCCTTTTGACAATGCACCTTGCTGTTGTTGTTCAATAACAAGTATATCGTCTTCCAATGCTTTTTTCTCATCCGTTAGCCTTTTTCGTATGACTTCCGATGGAGCGCCTTTTATCTTTTCATTCAATGCATCAATCTGCAATGACTTATCTGCTATCGCTCTAGCCGCATCTTCATCGTATTCTTGAGGTATGCCTTTGTAAACGTTGTTTACTCTCTGCAACTCATTGGATAATAAGTTCGCCTTTTTAAATCCAATGTTGTCCCTATTTTCTTCTATTTTTGCGACAAAGTCTTCTGCTAGTCCTTGCCTAGAAACCGAGTGGAATACGTCGTTTTTGAAATTAGACGAAGCAGCATATGTTCCTGCCCCCATAAACGGAACCGTGGCAACCAATGTGTTCAGCGCTATATTCCCGTATTCACCTAAAGTTGGAATAGAATCCGGCAATTCCGAATCAGTCTTGTTAAGCCCAAGAGCCTCATTGGAAATGGCATTCAGACCCCTTTGTACTGTCTCGTCAAGCAACTCCTCCCCTGTTTCTAGCCCATAAACTTTTGTTGCATAAAGCAACGAGTTTGCCCCATTATACATAGCGGATCTAAAACCCTTTCCTGTCGCTAAGGCACTCATTGCTGATTTAGCAAATCCCTTTAGAACATTTGTTCTAAGGACTTCATCCAATGGATTTAGGGATTCAATAGCAGCCGTTTTTGCCGTGGCTAATGCGGCAAGCACTGACTTTTGGGACGGATTTACTTGAACACCCGAATTAGCTGCGGCTTGGTCTAACTCCCTTATAGCATCATCGTAATATGTAACTGCTACACCGGCAGCTCTGGATCCGAACTTAATCGTGTTCAATACATTCTTCGCCGTAGCAACAGATTCAAGACCCAAACCTAATCCTGCCGCAGCCTCGGATATAGCTCCAGCTCTTGCAACCGTTGACGCTCCACCAGTGAAAAAACCAGCGGCCAATGCCGGCAACATATTTATGGTCTGCTTGTACATAAACCCAGGAACCTTGTCCCAATTGAATGGCTTCCCGGGTTCAGCGGGAGCCCCAAATTCCTCATCCGCAAACATTGGGTCGCTAGATAAGTACGGGTTGTTTTGTATGAAACTCTTCGCTCTATCGGAACCAAATAAATCAGAAATCCAATAAGATGTACCACCAATGTAATCCCTTATTGCTTCTCTCCCATATTTCAAACCGGGCATAACCATGACATTAATGTCGCTATCTAGTTTTTTCAAAAGAGCCGTTGTTTTTATATCATCGGCTAGCCTTTGAGATTCCTTTTGTGCTCTTTGAAATTGAGGTATGTATTTATTCTTTATGTCAATCTTCTTTTGGAAGTCAGGGTCAGAACCCAATGCATTTGCGTATGATTCAAGGGTATTTGCTTGATTGCTGAAGTCATTGTAGACGTCCTGATATCCAGCGGCCCTGTATTGCTCAGCCATGAGTTTTAAAGACTTTGACCTGCTCAATGCATCGACATACGATGATTCTAACGGATCTGCCTCCTTGAGTATGTAGTCAAGGTCAGCATTCTCACCGTAAGCTTTTTTTACAGCCTTTTCCTTTGCTCTAAGCAATAGTTCGTTTGCCGCTTCAATATTACCGATTTTAATGGATGGCGCATCTGACCCGAGGTTTCCCTTAACTGCATTGCTCCTTACGAATTTATAAATGTCGTCAAATCCTATCGTTTCTTCATTAATTTTAGGGGAACCGGTCTTTCTTGATTTGTTCGCGAAGTCTATGACTGCATCAACTGTTTGATACCGATACTTCTCGCCAACTTCATCTTGGAATGACCTCAATGGCTTTTGTTTCTCGAGTAGGTACGGCGGTATGTCAGTTGCACCCTGAAACAGATTGAGGTTCTGACCAAGCGCTTTCGCTTGAGTTGGCTCGGAAATTCCTTTTCTGTTTACGGATGGCTTGACGGGGTTGGGATTTTCTAGCGTAGATTCATCAGTGTAGTCCACCCAATTCCTGTATTCAGGTACGTCTGCTACAAATCTTTGTACAAACGAAAAGTCGTCTTCCCCCTTTTCTCTCCTAAAATTAGGGTAGTTTTCACCAATGTTTATCGCAAATTGTTTGTAAGGTACACGCGGCATTACAATATGATTCTTTTATTAAGACATTAAATTACTTTGACCCTGTGGCCATCTCCTTTTTAACACTCGCAGAGCTACCTGATCCCTGTGATGTGGTTACTAGCTTCCTGACTATACCTAATAGCCACGCCTTCGCCTCTTTCCCATCATCTCCGTCGCCATATCCTTCCTGAATTATCTTGTTTATATCAAGAAAATCTTGTCTATTGTTTGGGTCTAATACTTTTAGTTCATTGTCGTATCCAATTGGATCTCCGCCAGCGAGTTGAGCAAATGTCGGCTTTGATGGCGCCTTTGGGCGTTTTAAGGAAACTTTAAATTTACCATCAGAGGTAATTACAAATCCAACAGCTTCTGACTCTTTTCCTTGGCTGTCTTTTAATGTTGCTTTTTGAGTGAAAAGTCCTTGCTTGGCTATATCCAAATCATACGCGTCAACACCTTTACCTCCACCTCCACCTCCGTCTCCTCTTGCTTGAAGCGGAGTAACGTTGTTTATTTGCGACATAAAGTCGGTTACCTTATCCCTCAATTCATCTTCTAAATCTGGATTTTTAAGAATTTCTGTTAAACTCTTACTCAAATCCGCTTTTCTTTTCTTTATTGCGCCCAAGTTCTTTGGGTCAACAGTATTGAAATCCATATTGAGCAAGGATTTCGCCTGGGTATAAAATGGGGAAATCAGTTTTTCAAACTTTTTGTCAACTTGTTTTTCTTCATACTCTAAGTTCTGCCTAAGCTGATCCCTCGCGGCTTGTGGTCTAACAACATCCCTGTTATATTCCATATTTGATTTTGCCCAACCATACTGCTCTTCAGCCCGTTCTTGAGCCTTTCTATCTAAGTCAATTTTTTGTTGTGCTACACCGGTCCTTATGTCTTTAGACAGATTCTTTACGTCTTGAAACTTTTTTCTAAACATTTGGTTTACCGCTATGCTAGCAGGGTTGGACATATCTATTTTTGTGGCATCGATTCCAGCCATAGCCGCCTTTGATACGAGGTCGTTCAACTCAAGCAATCCCTGATCTAATCCGGCTCTTGCTTCTTCCTTAAGGCTCAGTTGATAATCTTCTGGACTGACCCTAAAGTCTTCCATGGCGAAATCTACCGGGACCATTGACTGCCTAGCCTGAGGGCTAGCCATCGATGCATTTATACCTTGATTCATTCTGAAAATTGGCACTTGAAAGCCGTACCCGGCTGTTTCTTGTGCCACTCTAGGAGAAAGATCTGTTTGATCCATTATGTTTTATTTATTCAAAAATATCGTAAACATCATACCCCCTAAAAGGATCGTATTGCCCAGAGAAATCATAAATTGGACGATATGATGGATCGAACGACGCGGGACCGACTTTGCCTGATTTACCAGCCGGATCATTCCCTTGAATCCCTTTAAGAATTTTTTCTGCGGCTTTTGAACTGTAATATTGCTGAACCATTCCGGGTATCGATTGCACTAAATTTCCAATCGTCGCCCATGTGTTCCCTCTTTGTTGGGAAATATCTGCCTGTAATCCTCTTCTCTCGTTGATATAGTTTTGCATTTCTTGGGCATACCTTTGAGCATCTAACGCCCTTTCTTGTTGAAGCTCTTGATTTCTCATGCCTATGAGTCTGTCAAGTTCCGCCCTGCTTAGCCTTTGTTGCTCCATATCGGAAAAAATTCCGGCTCTTTCATTTTGAGCGGCATTTGAAGAAGCCTGTTGGAGATAAGCCAATCCTCTTCCTCCGCCTAGATTTGCCGCGACATCCCTCGCTCTTGCCATATCCCTAGCGGCCTGTTCACTAAAAGCTCGCTGATAACCCATCCTGGGCTGATCAACCATTCTCATTTGAGAGGCTATTCTCTGAGCTAACAACGGGTCCTGCCTAAATCTACCCATAGTTGGTCTAGAAAGACCGCTCAAAGCTTGCTGAGCCCGTCTACGGGCTTGTTCTGAGGCGATAAGAGAAGCGATACTGCCTACAACCGGGACTCCATATGATATCCATGGGTTCACCCTTTTTGAGTCAATTAGGTACTGATAAAAATCTTGCTCTGTAGCCATTTTTATACAAATTTAAGGTATTCCGCACTACTTGGTATAACATTTCTTCTCATAGATTGTATCCTGTTCGTGTACATTTCAGATCTGGCCTCGTTAATAGCGTCCTCAATAGCGCTAGTTCTCTCAGACATTAAGTACCCGTAATTTTGATTGTACTTGCCCGTAGCATCGGCTATAGCGGCCTCCTTCGCTCTTCTGGCTCCGCGTCCTCCTGTTAATCCACCAATTGATCCACCAACAGTTCCGGCCGCTCCCATAATGCCTAATCCAAGAGGAACTCCAACGCCAGGTATCAGAAAAGACGCTGCCCCTAAGACAGTGCCTAAAATCGAGCCTATACCGGAGCCCCTAGCGCTTCTTTCTGCCTTTTCTCGATCATACGCTTCATCTCCAGCTGCCTTTAAGTAATCGTACTTATTAGGCATGGATATCGGATTATAAAGGCTTGGATCTACCATCTTAGTAATTTTCTAAATTGGGTGAATGCCGTTTTTATGGATATCAGTTTTGATATTGCGCTACTGAATGTCAATTTCACCACTCCGTATGTTCCGGTAAGGCGCCTATTGGTTGCAGCATCCCTAAGAAATGCCGTTGATGACATACCGAATCTATTGTTAATGTTCGTTGTTTTAACGCCAGTGTCGAGCGGATTGAACCCGGATGTATCATTGTAAACTTCAACTTCAAAACTGCTAAACGGAGATTGCCCATTTATACCAACAATATCTATCACTTTTGGTTCTCCCTTGTTGTGATTTATAACATACTCTATGGAAGCATCTACGGCGTTTATGTGTTGCCCAGTTAACAACTTCAAGAAGCTGTTGTCTCCCTTCCACTTGTTGACATGAAAATCTATGGCGTCGTGAGCATTATTTGGACTATGGCATTGAATCACATATGTGGTACCATTTAAGTCAAAATGAAAGTATGGCTTATTATAGTATTTTCCTCCATGCCCTTGTCCATTTATCGACCAGGATAGTCTTGAAATAAATGAGTCAATTTTTGCGTTATACGAAAGCCATTGGAAATTATCGATTTTGGGGTATTGATTATCTGTTAGTATGCCGCCAATAATATAAAGGGTTTTCTCTACAGAGTCGTAACTCAACTGTATTTCGTTTTCTTTCCACGGAAAATCCGAATTACTGAAATTAAACCTAAAATATTCCTCCATTCTACCGAGTGGCAGAATCCTCAGTTGATCGCTTATCGATAAAAGAGTTCCCTTTTTTGTGTCAAGCACATATACCCCCGACTCAGTTGAAATCATGCACCTCAATAATTCGGCTCCATAATTTGTCGTAAAATACTTAGGGGGCGTTTCTTCGCTAATGTATACGCCGGATTGAACTGCCAATGAATTGTTATCTTGAAGAGTAGTCAAAGACTTATTCACATAAAGCAAAGAAATGGCGTTATCTTGGCCAACAATGACGGAGTTATCTCCGCCTAAAAGGACTATCCTAGATATCTTACCGTATTTCTCCCCCATATCATAAAAGCTCTCTAATCTGAACCTAGAGAAACCATCATAAACCGAGTTTTCACTCCTTTTATCTGAATAAACTACCCTTGCCGGATAAAACTCTGATTTCGCTATATTCCTGTTCTCTGAAAAGAATTTTTTGGGTAGATTTTGAATAGAATATCCTGGGTTGTAATCGTAAAAAGCGTCAGCTTGATATTGAGATTCAGTCCCTGCCGTAGCGGTAACCGCGTTAAAATATGGGTATCTGTTTTCCTCGCTGTTGTAAAAGGCGTTGGCTTCCGACTCCATATACAACTCGATGTACTCTGGGCTCTTTTTTATTCCAGTCTTAAACACCTTTACGCCAGCAACTCCTGCTGAATCAAAAGATGTGCATCTGCCTCTTAAATCAAAATCCAGTCCGTATGTACCAGACGGTGTAGGCTTGTAATAAGCCGGCATGTTGTACTCGTCATTTACTTTGTACCTGTATTTTGACACAAAGCAATCTCCTCCCCAGATAGAAAGCGATATTGGCGTTCCTGTGGCGGCAATTTTTGCATATGCACCGGTGAATATGTACTCGTCTATTGAATTAGGGTCTCCATATCTGAAGTCAGATTTGCCATTCCTTAGGTTCGCAACGTAAAGAGCTTGCTGAACATCACCGGTTGAGTTTGCGACTTTGTTCCATGATCCAGTCGTATTTCCTCCAGCATACCCATAATGAACCCCGGCGTCAACGTTTTCTATTGGAGCATAATAAATCCTCGAATTTGATGCGTTAATTGGAGAAGATGGTATTAAATACGGGAAGCTTATTAGTCCTTCTGGAGTGGTGCCAGTTGGTAGAACCGATCCATTGTATGTGATATTCATAAATGGATTCGCGTGTATTAATCCATTCCTTAACTCTTTGTTTCCTGTTGTTGATGGATTATAGTTGTTTAGGTATCCAGCAAATGGCACAGTCGCCATTGTTCCTGTTGCACTAGTGTTTGTGGTATCTCTTGGTATAACGCCAAATTGACCAACTCCCTCACTTGAGTAATGAGCCGTAAGCATGTACAGCGGATCGTCTAAAGGTTGGTTCAGAGTTAAAGCTAGATTTCTCTGATAATCTATTCCAGAAGAAAACAAGTTGATTGACTGCGTATCAGAAGAATCTATTGACGAGTTCTTTTGTTGATTCGTGAGCTCTTCACCTGCAATTAGGTACTCAGCGGCAGACCTGGTCGACTGACCGCCAGTCCCTTTTTCTGGAACATTTAGCAATATTTTGGGTGAACCTTTGGGAATAGGAATCACACTGTCTGTTGTGAACAGGTTGTCTAAGTCCATCAACGTTGTGGCGTAAATGTACTTATCAGCACCGGTAGAGGAAAGTCTTGTTTGTATATTGGCTCTCTTGTTAGAGCCAACATACGAGGAGCTGTAAACTCCGTTTGCGACTAAAATTGACTCATTTATTTTTCTCCATTTTGTGTCTTCATAACTACCGAGTATTCCAGTTGCGGTTTGTGTCCGCATATTCGTGTAGCCTGAAGCATTATTGTACCAGTGCAGTGTAGGTGTATCACACTGATAAATTCTAGCCTCCACGTATCCTGACGGTTTGGTTACCGACATCCCTCCTGTTTGGGTCACAGTTGTTATTGGATCAATTGGCGTCAAATTTGATAACTTAAACCCACAGACATCAATGATTTCAACCTTTTTGTTTTCGCCATCCGGTGTAGCAACCAGAGGTGTTCCAAGATAATTATACACGTAGTCAACCGCAGGGAAAAAACATTTTTTCCACATAAGCCTGTTTTCTGGTACGCTGTTTAACGGCTGATATGACGGAAGTTGATATACATCAGCATACCCTGTGGTGTTCCCTGAAGCATAAGAAGAGGTTTTTATCGTCAATATCTCCATATTCCTCGCCGCTCCTAGCTTTAGGACTTTTGGGGACAAGTGGTCGAGTTCACCAACTCCATTTATGACCTGGTAATCTAAAGTTGAAACAGGTGCACCCAAGTTTTTACCAGGAGTTATATTGCCAACACTCAATGAAGCAGGTATTATGGGGGATTGGTATATTATATCCTTATCACGCTCCATTCTGACAATAGCCATTCCTACAGCCCAAGACGGGTGGTTGGTTATAGTGACGCCAAGTCCAAGCGCTTGTGCAGCGGTTATTCCAGCACCAGTTGTTGTTAATAGCGAATACGTTCCGTGCTCGTATGTACCATAAGTGCCTGTAGTTGCTGTACTTGTGACACCAATGTGTTCCCTTTTTGGGAACTTCCACGTGAAACCATCGGAGGAATGACTATAATTATTTCCTTTCAGTGGGAATGCCGTCATTGATCCTGTCGCTCCAGACGATTGAAAGGTTTGATAATTTGCCCACATCTTTGCCGGAACAAGCACCGTAAGCGCAGTCGTGGCAACAGATATAATGTCGGACGTAAAGTCGGGAAAGGATATTCCTGATACAATTACATTTCTAAATAAGGCAGATCCTCCAGCAAAGTATTTTGATGTATCCCAATTACTAGCCGCTTGAAGCGTTAATGTGTTTCTGTCGTAATTTATGCCATTTCCCGCGCCTGTGACTATAGTACATGAAGTTCCGGACGACGATGTTCTATCTCTTTTGTTGAAAGTAGCAAAATTAAGTGGCTTTACGGGAGACCAGTTGCCGAATTTGTCGTGATATGTAACGCCAAATCTATAGACCTCATCTCTCCAATATCCCCTGTATTTTTCGGTATTTATTGGATCTTGATAGTCAACCGCGACCCTTATTGTTTTTGCGTCTGTAATTGTTGCTTCTGAGTCGAGTACTCTCCTATCGTAATACTTTATGTTTCCAGCGATAATCCTGCCATCTTTTTCAACAATTGTCTTTACTGTATTTATCGCTACGTCGGGAACAACGATTTCGGAAATAGGTAAAGTACTTTCGCTTTCAGATCCGCTGTACGTAATCGCTAGGTTTCCGCTAACAGCAGTATTATTGACGCTGCTTATATAAGCTAGCGTTTGTTCTGTGTAAGATCCATCGTTATTCTTTATTGTAGCAATGTCGACAATATCGTAATACGCGGATGTTTCTAAAGCACTTCGTGGTACCGTAAAAGATATACTCCTTGTTGTTGGATATCCAGCATTTCCTCCGTAGTAAGCATTTGTTGATCCCGTTGTATATGATTGCGGTATAATCGGTATTGGATTTGTAAACACTGACCAATCAGTGTACCTTAACGTCAAAGAGTTTCTTAGTCTAAAAGAAAACTGATACGTACCGGCTAACAATGACCCATCACCTCCTATACTTGTAACAGATATGCTTGAAGTGCTCAACGACAAAGATTGAGCGCTTAACTGCGTTGAAGACAAAGGCCATAAATTCATGTTCATGGTGATGCTACGTATTTCATTATTGAAATCCGTAAAAAACACCTCCATCTTGTCATTTATTTGGGTGAAAAAAGAGTCTATACTGCCTGTTTCAGGAAAGAAAAGATTTGAGTCGTTTGAAACTAAATGAATCGTTCCAGTCTCAGAGTTCCCGCTTTGTTCAAAAAAGTATATTCCGCATTGTGGCTCGTTTGACAAAACTCTACCGAGCACATACACTACAAACCCATCAACGATGACGCCGCTGGTGTTTAATGCCTTTGATGGCGTATACCCCAATATGTTTACCGCCGTAATATCCCCTCCGCTGACGATTTCTTGTGCTGAAATCTCCAAGGCTGATTTTATTTGGTTGATCACATTTTGATCACCAAAAGAAGTAAGCTCCATATTTATGGCGTCCCTGTACGTGCCATCAGGCTGAAATGCAGCGGAAACATCAGTATTCAGCCCCTTCTCAAAGGACTGACTTTTTTTCTCGTAATTCGCCCCTTGATTCCTATCTTGCATTACACGTTGTTTTTGGACTCCCTCATAAGTCTTCGCTGATTTGGCAACATCGTAATCCATTGCGCAATAGCGGCCTCAATTTCTGGTTTTTCCGGCTTGTTCCTCCTTGAAATCGCATCCGATTTGAGGGATAGCCATTGTTGATAAAACAATTGTATTTCACTTAATGGAACGGAAGACCTGTCTTTGTGCCTTTGACTTTTTACATACATGTACTCTATATAAGCCATGATGGCCCTCATGTAGAACTCAGGTATCAGTGGGCTTCCGTTGGCGTCTAATGGTATTGCGTAATACCTAAGTATTACGTCAGTAAATCCATTTTCGATTATAGTGCTACTAAAAATTAAGTTGCTTCCCTGTCGGCTCACGACATAGTCTTTGTCGTACATCGTTTGGTCGTCATCCGGAACGCTAACCCAATAGTTTGAGTCAAAAATCGGATAACATACGGAGCCATTTGCTCCTTTTCGTATAGCAATTGAGTCTATGTATACGCAAGAACCGGGAATCGGGAAATAATTAAACGGAGATGTAATGATCGCTCCGGTGGAATTTGTTATATTTAAGGACATAAGTCCTATGTCTGAAAGTGCTTGATAAGCCCAATCGTAAAATACAACTCTATACCTATCATTTTCGTCCATACCCAACGCTAATGACGCGCTGGATACAACTTCATTTAAGCTTACTGTGTTTGTTATTGGCATCCGTTTTTGCGCTCATTTTATAGAAGTGGATGCTTTAAAATAACGGAAGCAACGCCCATCCCTGGCACAACAATTTTGTCAGGCCTATTCTTTTTTAGAATTGCTTCATTCTTTGCCCTGTCGTATATTTGATAGAGCAAATTGACATCTTGAGAAGTCACTGACCCTTGGCTGGATGATTGATTCCTCCTTGCAAGTCTATAGTCTATATAAGCAACAATTGGCGAAATAAACGTTTCTTGTATGAGTGGGGATCCGTATGGGTCAACCGGCATTGAATAGTAACTTACGGAGCCATTAGTCCATCCGGTGCCAGGAAGTCCAAAAAAGTATAAAATATCCGATACGGGAGAAACTGGGGTTGAAGGGCTGGTGGCCCTGGTAACCGTTGCCGTTGTTGTTTGACTTGGAGCTGAAATGTTATTTGTGTTCCCCCAATAGTTTGAACTAAATGTTGGGTAAATCAACGAAGTCCCGCCAGAAGACACTGATATATTATTTATATACATTGCCCTCGGCGATATTGAAGAAATATCGAGTGATCCACCGGTCACCGCCGTTGGATCTGATATAGTTCCAGTAAATGTTGATATATTTAGGTCAACAAAACCCATTGATCTCAAGCAATCATTTGCCCATTCGTAAAATAAAATTTTGTCTGAATCATTTTCTGATCCAAGGGAAATCATCGCATTGCTTACGACTTGATTCAGTGATACGGAATTTATCATATATTATGTTATTGAGATACCTCCATTGCTTGAGCTCCTTGCGCTAATTGAGCGTCTCTGGTAGAAATTCCCGCTAATGTCAATGCCCTAAATAAAAGGTCATTGTGAAACGTAACGTCTATCTCTGGGTTTACTGATCCCGATATGCTTATTGGGCGTGGATTTACAACGAATTCTACCTGATAAAGAGAACCTGATGCCGCCGCTCCCGGATAGAATTCGATTCTAGATCTATTCGTTGTGCCCGTAGTCCCAATGCCATAACCAGCAACAGTGTAAATCGCGCTTCTTTGATCAAAAGTAAAAGAGTTGAATGTTCTGAGTCTTCCATAAAGAGCCGCGGCAGACTGTATGTTTCTTACGTGTTTTGCGCTATTATAAGTCGACGTTCCTGTAGCCGCATTGTCTTGACAAAGAAAATTTATTATCTTGTAAACTGTAGCCGTTGGACTTGTTGCCGAAGTTATTTGGTCAAACGTAAAATATGATTGACCAGCCCCTGTTGCCGTCAATGTGGCCGTCCTAACTAATGGGCCTATTCCTTGCTCAAATGCCCTTACCTTATGAAAATCAAAGACATCATTTTCTTTCGCTCCTGGTCTCAACCCGGGGTATAACAGGTCGTCGATTATAGCGTATTGAGCGGTATTAAAAAAGTACTCTTTTTCAGACGTAGTGAAATATGGAGATCCAACCCTATCTGCAATAAGGTCAAAATTGTTGTTTAATTCTTGTGCCGTCATTTGCGCTTGTTTTCTAAAAGACTTAACAAAATCGCATTTAATTTGGTTCAAAAAGAAGGGGAGCCTAAGCTCCCCTCTCTAAACAAGCATGTTTTAATAGCAAATATTTGTTCACCTTTTGTTCTTGCTAAGATTGAGGTTTTCGCCCTCTTGTATGCTTGTTTAAGTCATCCATGGTGATCGCCTGATCCTCATTATGGGTCTTCTCCTTTGGTTGAGGCTTCGCTTCAGTGTTTTCGGTGTCAACGAATCCAATACGGTTCTCAATCATCTCCAGGACTTCTTTTTCGTTGGTTAGCTTGCCGATTACGGAGTTCTCGTCAACACCAAGCGTATAAGACCCAAAACGGTATACCCCATCTGCGTTTGAGATAACGCCCTTCCCTACGGCTGTGCGAACTAAATGTCGCATTCTAGCCTCCTTATTGGGCACATTATAGGCCTTCATAAACTCTTGTGGTCGTAACTCCGCAAATGAAAGAATAGCCTCAAATGCCAGGGTTTCCCCCTCTGATTCGTCAAAGAATAATCCGCACAATGATGCCACCTCAAACAAACGCTTGCCTTTCAGCTCAGATGCGAGTGTGAGAACTTTTGCGTTAAACAGCTTGTCCTCAATACGCTTTTGTGACTCGAGCTCCGGCTGAAGTCTGTAGAACAAGGTTTTACCATTAAACCAAGGAGATTCTGGATTGTTTGGGTGGTTTTCCAAGAAATCTAGCAATTCCTTGTTTGATTTATGCACCGTGAATGGTTCGTCCAGGTTGAAGTGAAAACGCTTGTACCTTGTTCTCCCATCGGGGAGAATGGTTTCAACAAGTCGGTGAACCTGTCCATCTAACGTCTTGTACTCTGAAAAATGGAAGCTTCCTCCATTGTTTTCTTTCAAAAGAAACAACACAAAATCTTTACTTGAAATAGCCATATTATTTTTTTTAACACAATAACGCAATCATAACAAAATAGTTCCAAAAAGAAAACCCCCGCCTTTTGAGCGGGGGTTCTCCACGTGGAACCGCTGTCTTTACGCAGCGTACAGCAAGCCATGGTTGTTGGCCGCACGGAGTTCTACACCAATGGACGAATAGAAGTCCACAGTGAAGCCATCCCTACCGTTAGAACGCTCAACACCGGTGCCGCTTTCGGGGCTGGTGATACCGCTCTGTACAGTGCGACGGAACTCAAGGCTCTGTCCGAGGAGGTCTTGCTTATAGCGCAAGTTGATGAGCGGATTACCGCGATCATCGGTACCCATGTTCAAGAACAACATCGCTTTATCCCAGTTGATACCGCTGGATACAGGAGTTGGGAACAACGCTTGGTTAGCGAATGGGTAGTACAACACGAAGTTAAGGATTTTGTCCATAAACTTGTACTGAGTGATGTTGATACCGGTCATGATTCCTGCTCCAGAGAATGTGCCGAAGCTGATTCCACCGTTCAAGGTGTAGTCACGCAAGGCGAACTGAGCGTCAGCGAAGGCTTGGCTACCGCAAAGAACAGTGAACTCGTTTCCGGAGCTGTTCAGGCACATCAAGCGAACTTGCTCGGCAAGGTCTGACTCCGCAATGGCAGAAGAATAGGTACCAACTACACCACCAGCGGTGATTTTAGGAATGATACCATTACCAGCCAAACGTCCAGTCCCAGTCGGGAACACGTTACCAGTGGTGTTGCTTGTGCTGGCTTTGGATGTCAAGATGTACATCTCGCGGTCCATAGCCATTTCCTGCATGGTCTCCATCTCGTTGATGTAGTAGTAGGACCACTCGCTATCGGACTTCTTCACATACTTCATGTTAGAGCCCTGTGTTGTGGAACACGTTACTGCTCGACGCATGATGGCCAAATACTCGTTGACTTGAGTTTCTTGCCATACGCGACCAGAGGGAGAATTTGAATATTCCTCCTGAATGTTAAACACGTGCGAGAATCGTTGGGTGGTTGCTAATGCAGATGTGAATGCGTTTCCATCAATTGTTTGAACAGCAATCTGACCACTAGCAGTCGTTGATGTAACAGTACTTGCCGTTACAACAGCCAAGTCGCCACCCTCAAACCTAACCACATCACCAGTCAACAAGGGAGTTCCAGAAACAGTACTAGTCACGTTAATTGTGGCGGTAACTACTGCCCCTGTACCACCTGTTAATGCCAAAATAGTGTAAGGGTTACGGAACTTACCTTTTTCAAACCAACTGAAAACGTCGTTACCGACAACAGGAGATTTACGACCAATACGATTCAAGAGAGTCGTGATGGTGTATTGAGGAAAGCGATAAGTGATGTAATCACTAAAGTCGGGTTTTTGGATGTTCCCGAAAACATATTGGGAGTTAACGTTCCCAGCGTTTACTGCACCCGTTACCGCGCCTGGAGCGTTATTCGGGTTAATTGTATTAATGTAAGCCATGTCTTTTTAAAGAATTAAAGGTTTTAGAATAGTGGTTTTTCACCTTTCATAAGCCTTTCAACTTCAGATTCTACGATTGACATTGCCTTCCGTGGGGTTGTACTAACAATGTTTGTGTTAGTAGGTTTTTCCACATTGGACAGATTTTGGATTACCGATGCTTTCCCTGAGTTCTTAGCACTGCGTGTCGCATACTCAAGTACTTTGTCGAACATTTCCAGTTTGTAGGCGCTTTGCACCATCTTAGGAAAATCCGGCTCTCCGTTGGGCTTCAAGAAGTGCTTGATTTGAAACTCAGTCGCTTTGGCTTTGTCGTTATAACTTGTCAGCATTTTTTCGATTCTGACTTTGTCGTGGTCTTTGACTACAACTCGGTCAACCCGATCTACGCTGTTTATTGCCTTGCGCAAACTCTCATCATAAGCTTTTTGCTGATTTTGAGCCTTCAAAGCAATAGCCTGCTTCTGAGTCTCCTGCTGCATCTTGAGGTCCTTTCGTATCCTCTTCGCGTTAAGGCGAATTTGGGTCTCATCAAGGGAGGAAATGTAGTCATTAAGCTCCTCCTTCGTGTCGAAGTCGGACATTAACTCATACGACAACAAATCCACATCCGGAACAGCATCGTAATCGTAAGAGGCGATTCCGAGGTAATTAACCCAGTCACCGCCTTGCTTCATGATTTCATTTGCCTCTCGAATCAAATCGTTGGCGAAGACCGTTTTAGAAGATTCTTTCGCTTCTTCTAACTCGCCTTTGATTTGCTTGAACTTGGCGACGAAGTCATCTTGACTTCTTATGTCCTCAAATCCGAGCTCCTCAAAGGTGCCTCGGTACTTACTGACAAAATCGTCAGGCTTTACCTCGGTGCCCTCGTCAAGATCGATGTCGAAACTAAGATCTTGGTTAGAGTTCTCATCTGCATTAACACTTTCGGGATTGCTTTCGTTTGCGGAATCTTCGTTTTCCTGTTGCCGCTCATCTCCCAAGTTAACGGGATCCTCTTGTTGTTGCTGTTCTTCTTGATTAGCCGACTGTTGGTCGTTAATCCCTAAGGAGTTCAGCGCAACCTGTTCGTTTTGTTGCTCTCCGACAATGGGAGGCTGGTGGCCTTCGTTTAATTTTTCGAAAGCCAAATTCTCGAGTTCTTCTGACATAAATTATTGGGGTTTTTGTTCTTTGATTGCTTCAAGTATCAACTGAAAATTCTGCTCTTGTTCCTTCTTAAGCATATCAAGCTCAGCTTGCTGTTGCATTGTCTGGTTCTTAAGCTGTTCTCTTAACACTTGAAGTTCTCCTTTGTTCCCCGAACGAGCCCTGTCTATGGCAATTTGTGTCTCAGTATCGCCCATTATCTTTTGCTGTTGCAGTTGCTGAGCCATCTGAGCCTGCTGTGCGGCCATTTCTTGTTGCTCGGCATTTTTCCTGTCTACAAGAGATAAGAACTTTTTCACTGCTTCTTTGGTATCCGGGGTGTACAACAGAACCATTGCTTCGGCAAGGTTAACGCTGTTTGATTGAACAGCGGTCATAACCATGCTCTCAAACTTCTGACGATTGTTCATGATGTCGTCAGAGTTTATTCTAACAAAGATTCCGTAGTCCTGTAATGGCACATCCTCGTCTATCTCAAGGGTGTCAATATTTATTTGAGACATTACTGGCTCGTATTGATCCTTGATGAACGGGAAGATGGTTTTAATGTAATTAGCGTACTTCTGCAATATTTCGTTTTCAAATATTTCGAAGGCCTTGTTCAAAGGTTGGGTGATCAAACTACTTTGAGTTACTGCCATCTGAGAAACTCCAACCAACGAGTCAGCTTTTTGAAAACCCTGCCTAGCATCGTTGATACCGGAGATTTTGTCAATCTCCATGTCGATGTAACTAGCCAGGTTTAAGTAGAGCGTGATTGAGTTGGATATGCCCGTGTCAATGGTGGGGAATGGGTTACCAGCTGGAGGAACGCCCTCCTGTCCACTGCTTGTGAAAGCAATACCGGCAGTCTTCAGGTAATACATTACGTCTTGCAATTGCAGATTGTCTGGCTTAAACCTTAAGTCATAAACAAATCCCTTACGACCAGCCGTTGACATTTCCTGCTGTATCGTGTACATGATTAGGTCTTTGAACTCCTGCAATGCGGACATTTCTTCTACCTTGGATACACCCCTAAAGTTTACATACTGAGGGCAGATAATCGTGTAGCTATACTCGGCTCTGACTGGGTTATCTACTTTATCGCGGACGATGTTGTTCATCTCACCCCACTCTTTGACGATGCTTGACCCAATCAACGTGGCTTTGCGAATCGTCTCAATATTCCTTTCCTCAATCTTGGCTCCGGCCTGTTTTTCTTTGTCTGTGAGCTTGGTTTTATCCTCCTTGCCTAAGATCTTGACGTGCTCTCCGCCGTATTGATCCACAGTAACCTTGGCTCTTACTTGGCGGATATCACGCCATTCGGCATAAAACACCAAGCACATGAACTGGTTGTTGATCGTTATGTAGGGCAACAAGAAGTTGCTACCATTTTGAGAGTATCCTCCCCAAAGCCAAGAACCCTGGTCGAACCTTACCTTGTCAAGCTCTTCCAAAGTCAATCCGTATGTGTCGCACACCTCCGTTACAGGGGCGTATCTCCATTCACCAACAAATGACGCCGTGCTGAAGCTATCGTCAAAAACATAAGGATCAATTATGATGTACCTTGGGTCAACCCTGCGGATATGCGGTCTTCCATAACGAAGCTCATGCTTTCCTACAGCTCTACCCGTAATAAGGATATCCCTCCAAAAAGAAAGCCTGGTCTGAACGTATTTGGTTCTTTCCATTTCGTATTTCAAAATGGAGTCCATTGCCCTTTCGATGGGTTCCTTGTACGATGACTGCATGTACAAGTCTAGTTCCTCTTCGGAATACGGAACAAAATCCGGATCCTTAACTTGCAACAACTCACCTGATGGATCAATCTGAGGTATGAGAGACATCATAATCTTCTCAGCAATGATGCTGGAACGCTTTTTCATCTTTCTTGATACCGCGTCACGATTCAGCGTCTTGCAGCTTACGTCCAGTTTCTGAACGGCTACCTCGCCCTCGAGCAAGTTAATCTTGTTGCGGATCTTGTTAAAGTTAATCCACAAAGCCGGCAAGCTTCTGCCGTTGTAGTCTTTCTGTAAAAAGTCAAACTTCTTCGAAATATCGTAGTCCCCGTTGTAAAAATTCATGCTCCTGTCCATAGCGATGTACAGGTTGGGGATGTATCCGTTGGCAACAGTTTGCCCCAAAATTGCCAAAATGGCCTGTTTGTGGTAGTCTTCGCCTTTCTTGCTATCCTCTACCCACATATTGGGGAATGTGGTCTGTATGGCTGTTGCGCTCATTTACGTTGTAGTTTTCCGTCTTTACTCATGACATAGTCTAAACCTGCAAAAAGATTAGAATCCGTCTTTTTTCTTAACAAACGACTTTTGGATGCGGTTCGTAAATTAATCAAAGTTAAGCCCCAAGCATCAACTCTATCGTACTTTCTTTTCTTGTTGTTTGGGTTGTAGTTGCACATATCGGACAGCAAATCAACGAAATGATACTGCTCAATGTTAGCATTCACGTCATCGTCTATAAGGCCAATCATTTGATCCTTAACTAGTTCGTCCATATAAATGCCGTACTCAATGGTAGTTCCGGGTCGCATAAGTTTGCCGACCTTGCTCGGTTTCTTGGCCAAATACTTGTGAAGCATCCTGTCTTCAAAATAAGATATCATTCGAGCCCTGTTTCTTTCGATAAGAACCGTACACACGCTGTATTTGCTGTAGTATTCCAACGCTAAGGCGCATTGCTCATAGGCCTCGTTCATGTCCTTGGGCTTGTCAGTGTACTGCATAATGGCCCCATTTTCCACAGACTCGGAGTCATAGGATGAACCCTTGGCAATAAAGAATGACAGATCAGAACCTACACCGCTATCCTTGGCGCCATCCGTAGGGTCACAACCTGCCGCGTAGATACACCCACCCTTTGGCTCTTCAATGATCATTATCGGGCCGTCTTCCTTGGGTATAAAGACCACGTTATCGTTTGACTTTCTGAACAAACCTCGTTTAATCATCGACGGATTGTTGTCTAAATAAGCAACTCTGTTGTTAATCAACTCTGTATCAAATGGTGATTCGCCAACCTGGATAAAAGCCTCCTCTGGCTCAAGGGGGTACTGTACAATGAAGTCATAGTAACGACGCATCGATTGACGCTTTTTCTTCTCCCTTTCGTTTAAGATGTATTTTATGCCTTCAATGATGTTCTCGTTGCCAAGGTCATCGTCAATCATAAACCCGCTCCACCCGGCAGCGAAATACCTTATGAGTCCATATCCTTCAGCTCCATACCAAAACTCCTTTAAGTCATCTCCGTTCTCGTTGGCATCCCCTGCGGTTCCGGCCAATATGGGTACTCCCTTCCTCGTAATACCATCATCATCGGCCAATGCCGGTTCGGTATAAGACCAGTTCTGCTTAAGCTGTCCAGGCATCCATTTGCCGGGCTCTTCGTAAACCACAAGCCGCATACCGGATCCCTCAAAGGCCGTTGGCTCCGGGGATCTTCCAAATATCACGGAGTTTATACCTACCTTTTTGACGTTGCCGTCTTTGTCGCGAATCTTCTTGGCTAGTTCTAGCCTTGACGCTGAGTTACCGGCCATCGAAGTGGCGCGAAGAAACTGCGGCAAGTTGTTGTAGCCTGTTTTGAGGACGTCGTTCATGAACTTCTTCATGTCCTCCTCGGTCTTGGATGTAAAACCTATTTCTGAGTAAGGGTTGTGAATAGCCGTGGTGTACATTGCGTTGGCTAGGCTGTAAGACTTACCCCACCTTCGCCTACCCACCAATATGACTCCTTTTCCAAGGTTACCCGGGTACAGATCCGATTCCCCATAGAGGCACGACTCGATTAGATTGAACATCTCGGCATTGCACCTGCGAAACTCCGGGGATATAAGTCCACCACTCTTTGACTTCATCTTCCAAAAGTAGGTGTACATGTACATCATACCGCAGATCCCGTCATGGCCATACCTGGTACGCCTGATCTGCTCGTTCTCCCACCTCGATTGGTCTGTTTTATTGGAGAATTCCGGTATTGTTAGGTTTGTTTTTTTGTAGGTAGACCTGTTGATATCACCTATCTTGTCCAAATAATACTTAACCCTTTGATCAATATCCGAAGATTGATTGAACAAGTACTCAACCAACTTTTGCTTCATGCGTAAAAGTTATCAATGGAGGACATTTCATCGGCATCATCACTTGGTGCCGCATCAATGTTCAGTTCATCGTTTATGAGGAGCTCAATGGCTTTCCGTTGCTTGGTTAATTCAATTAGCGATGAAGAAAGCTTCTTGATTGCATCAGCCTCCAATTCATAGGCCGACTTAAGTCTTTTACGTATCTCCGTAAGGGCTGATTCCAAAGCGTCCAAGGACTCTCTTTCCGGGCCAATGCCTTGCAAATCCTGGTAGACTTGGATGTATTGGTCCATCTTCTCGGACCTCACCTCTCCAACGCTCTCAAGAGCCCTGGAGTACCTCTGCTCTTGCGGTAGGTTCTTGTATGGGGACTTCCAGTCTGCGTACAGGGCAACGAACTTGAACTCGTCCGATGTGATCCCCTTAAATTGTGAAAGAATGGATATGTGAGGATTATCCTCAAATACGTCGTTTTTACTTATCTTGAATAGCATACACTATAAACCAAAGCAAAACGCTTTGGTTCTTCGACTAGTAGTACAATCGTATTGAAAGCATTGCGTTTGTAAGCAATGCATCGGTAAGAGTTACTCCGTCCCTGGTAGTTATATCAATTTCCGTATTGGAACTTCTAAAAACATTGTACGTTTTAGCGCTGGCTCCAGCCGTGTTGTTTCCATTTACAAACGAAACATTGATGTTGCCGTTGTTAGCCGTAAATGTGCCTCCACTTATGGTTGAGGCAATACCACCAAATGCCAACCTGTAAGTGCCCACGGAAACATAAGATCCCGTTACACCAGTTGCGAACTCGTTTTTAATGACCGTAACGGTTGGAGCCGCTGTTCCAGTTTGAGTTAAATTGCACACAAAATCTGCATACCCCTTATCGGCGGCAGTGGCCGCTGCTGTAATGGCTGCCATCGTGGTTGTTGTCGTGAATACGACGGGGGATGTCGCAGGCCAATTCAATTGAACCCTTCTTGAGCTTGTGTCGTCGTATACTTGAGTTAAGTATTCTTGGTTGATGACCACTTCACCTCCACTCCACACATTTCCATTCACCCTTGTTGGCGTACCAATTGACACCAATCCTAAGCCCACCTTAACAGTAGCTAAAGTGTTGTTTGCCACCCTCGATATGCCACTCTGAAGGACGACCAATGTCTTAGTAGACTGCGTGGTTTGAGCATAGACAATGTTGTCGTCTGTCACCGCGCCTGGTGAGTCGGGAGCATTGGCAGAGTTTTGAAACGCTAAATTAAATACTTTGCTCATTCTATTAAGTTAATACGGCGCTCAGCGCTGCTGTTGATGCGAGTACCAAGTTGTTTGGTGTGTCAAGCTTAATCTCGGTGACAATACCCGGAATTGCCGCATAAGACGTATTGGTGTCACCTGTTGGCAATGTTTGAGCTGACTTAATGAATTTCCGAGAAATAATGCATCCCGAAGCACCCGATGCCTGTGGGTATCGCAGATCCGTCCTGTTGTAATTAATGAAATTCAAGGGGAACGGAATGGCCATAACGCGCAAAAGGTTGCTATTTGTCGCCAATGTATTTAGACCACTTGGAGGAACATTCAGTGTAAAGTTGTAGATCTTATCCTTAAACACATACTCAACCCTTGCATTTCCAGTAGTGGACGTGGTACTCAAAAACAATAGAGAGATGTTCTCGTAGTTGAAATAGAATGCCGTGTTATTCCCAACCGGTGCGTCCTCCAAAGTTCCGGTTACGGTTCCAGAAGTAATGGTTTGTGTAGTTGCCGTTAGAGCATCGTATGAAGCCGTTGTGATGGTGCAGACTCTTTCAACGCCCATGTCGGCATCGTAGAACTCAAGGAACCTGGATCCGGTAGCAACGCCTGCACCGGCATAAGCCCACTTGAAGTTATCCGTTGAAATAGCCCTCTCCTGGTAGGAAATACCCGTTACGGCAATGCCGTTGCTGTTTAATACTTCTGTAAATCTGATTGTAGTAGCCATATTTGGTTATTCTGCATCAATAACAAGAATAACCGAAATATAGTTCACTCGGGATCGTCCAATCCGTAGATGTCATCAAAGTCCTCGTCCAACTCGACAATGGCGCCAATCATCGTGAGCAACTTGTCGCAGTACTCCTCGTCTTCCCAGTCAATCATTCCAAAATAGCAGACAAACCCCAAATCATCGTAGTTCACAACAGTGAACATCTTGTTCTTCGCATCGTAATCCTTGATCTCCCCAAATTGGACGATCGAATAACGATCGTCGTCGTGCTTGATGAATTTGTGGGTAGCACTCTTCCAATACCCGGCACCGGGGTCTCCATCCGAGAGCCAAGACTCGCTGATGTACTCAAACCCGTATCTCTCCAATATCTCGTTCTCAGGACCTTCTTCTTTCATTTTTCAATATTTTGTCTTTGTACTCACTCTTCTTCAGGATCGACTGGTATGCCCTTTCGTAGAACTCAAGGTCTTTGTCCATAAGATCTCGGTAAAGATAATAATCCTTTCCAATAAAATACCTTCCGTGCTCAACTTTAATGTCGTAAAAGTCCACCCCGGGGCAATGGGAGTAATAT